ATACCAGGCGGCGGACATGAATTTCACGTCCAAAGTTTTCTTTGTCCAGTATTCAAAGGACCCTTTGTCTATATAACCGCGCTTCCTTGATAGTTCGATATAGAATAGTAACATTTTGCAATCGGTCAGCGCGGCCCGCTGAAGTTCTAATCTTCTGATCCTGTCCGTTTCGTTGCGGATAGGGAATATTTCATTCGCTTCCAGTAGATTTTCATAGATCGAAAGGACGCGTTCCTGGATTCGGTTGACGATCGTGAACCTGATCTTCTTCGGGAAGTGATTCGCGTTGTCCGTCAGATTCAGCGTGTAGTCAATTAAATCAGCGACCACCGGAAGAACATGAAGGGGACTATCGTTCCCAGGCTTCTTCCGTTGAAAATTCTTTCTTGTTCCCATTTATGCACATTCGCCCCCTTATTGCGTCGATCGTTTCACGCCGGCCGGTATAGTCGAACCCATAATCACGAAGGATCAAAGTCTGTTCTTCGCCTTCGTATGTCAAGCCGCGAATAATGACGCTGTCGCCGCCACAGTGGCCACAGACTGGCCGTAATTCGACGAATAGACATGATATAAGGCAAGACGTTTCGGACGGCTTACAGGCGAATTTCGTCATAGATAAAGCCTGTTGTTCGACGTGTCCAGAATTCCTTCTGGTAGCCCGGTTCCGTCGTAGCCTTTCCACTGTGATAACTGGTCGGACGCGAATGTGTGGGTCACGGTGGTCCCCGTGAACCCTGTGTCAAGCTGTTCCTTGATCGCTTCGATATCGAAGTCTTGGCGTCGCTGAGCTTCCTCCACGGTTTCGCCCGTGGATTCCTCGACGGTGGCCGCCGTCTGGGTGTGGAGGACGGGCGCCGCATATGCCATCATTTGCGCCGTGGTGACGAAAGAAGAAGCCCCGACTTGTACGGAAACGGCGCTGTTTTCCTGGTTCGTAACAAAGATAGCCACGTCGTGAATGTGGACCGTGTCGGCCATTTCTTCGATTTCACCCAGGAAGGAAGACGGCGGAAGTATGTTGTCGCTGTCACCACCGTCAAGCCAGGAATAGGCGAATAAAAATTCAACGCCGTTCTCGTCAAGGGCGAAGATTCCGATTTCTCTGATCCATACCGCTGATTCAAGACCGGCATTTGTTACTTGGACTGGAATCTTCATAATGGACGGATTTCCGTCGATAAATTCCTTCGCCTGGACCTGCGTGTCGACAGAAACGGGTGAAATAAGGGCGGTCAACGTGTTTGGGCTTACGTCTGGTACTCCATCACCGCAGGCCGCTTTTGTGATCTGTAATTGCGAACCTATGGCAATTAAATTTGTCAAGACTTCGCTTCCTTTATCTGTTATTGTTGATCTATATCGCGCCATAATGCTTTAACCTCCTTGCGGAATGTGTTCGTGCTTATTAATGGTCACAGTCGCAGAGCACACAGCCAAAGCCGGCCGAAGGATCGTCTGTGGAATCTGCGTCTGCATTTTTAGGACCATGTTCGCCGGGATCATCTGTCCCAGCACTGCCACCAGGGCGTCGCGCTGATCGTATCCGGAAAGCACTATCCGGATAAAAAGTTCATACGCGCCATTGTCAAGGTTGACCGTGAAGTCCTGGCTGACTGTGGATAAATACTTCAAAAGGCTTCTGTAAGTGTAAGGAAGCTGGTCAAGGTACTTCAAAAGGATTCTTTGGCGTCTGGTTTCTAACGTGTCGCCAGGTGCCACAGAAAGGCCCAGAATAGCTTCCCAGCGTTTACACCCATATTCGGACATACTGGCCAAAAAGAAGTCATCTGGCGCCTTCCTGACGTCCTGGGCGGCCTTTTCGAATTCAGGCTGAAGCCCGTTCGCGATCTGCTGGAATTCGATCAATTCCTGGACATAACGCGGCCAATAATTAAGAAGCTCCATTCGTCACCACCCCCAGGACAGGAATCGAATCGGTATCAAGAGAAATATTCGCCGTTCCGCCGTTGATTGTGGTTCCCGTAATGTCAATAATACCTTCGACGTTCAGGATTTTTGTTTCGATCCGGCTAACGCGCACAACCAGGTTTTCGCTGTCTGCCCACACATTAGCAAGTTCGTTGAAATAGCTTTGAATTGCATCACGGACGGCTTGCTGGACACTTGCCCAAGTAACGCCCGAAGCAAATGTCAGATTGAACGACACGTCGATTGTTACGCCGGTGACAGCTGTTACAGTTACAACATGACCGATGGGTGCAATACCGTATCCGTCGCCTTGGTGCCCCACTGGATCAACCTCAGCCTGAACAGCAGCTACCAGCTCAGGAGAAGGAACGCCCCATTCGCTGTCTAGAAGAATGATCTTCACGGTTCCGCCGCCATTCCAGACCGGAATGACCTTCGCGGCCCCGACGCCTTGTAGTAGTTCGACCTTGTTCTTATAGTCAGCGATATTTCCGCCGAAAGCTTGGCTGCTAAGCGATTCATAATAGCGCTGGCGAAGTTCGTCGTCCGTTTCTTCGTTTTCACCGGGAATAAGAATATCGGCTAGTATTGCCGTGGCCAAACCGTCGACAAAATCAATCGGAAACAATATTCCAAAATACTCATTACCAATAGCACCGGCCGTTTCTGATGTCAGCTTATATTGTCCGGACGCGATCCTTTCGGTAACTCTGTAATTGATATTGCCATCAGAAAAACGGGTTCCCAGCGGGACTTCAAGACCTCCGCCCTGGGCGTTTTCAAAATAACCTTTACGTACCGCATATGTAGCCGCCTGACGGAAGACACCCCTTTCCTGGGCCTTCTTCGTCAAGTCAACGTCTGTCGCCGTGTCAGGGAAGGCGCGATCCATAATGGTTCCAAGTTCGATATACATGATCGCCAGTTCGGCCGCCGCCGGCGCGATAGCGTCATATATGACAGAACCTTCACGTTTGTCCACGGAATCAGACACGCGCGCCAGACAGCGGTCCATGATATTTTCGAAAGTCATATCTTCATACATTGACGTTCACCCCCTCGACATGTATATTCCCGAATACAGTTTCGGCTACAAATTCAACTTGGACGGTGTTTCTGTTTTTCGTAATAGTAAAATCAGCAACATCTAAAATTCTGCTGTCAGCCATCAGCGCTTCACGGATTGTACGCTTTATTTCGCTGTCTATAACTTCCATACTTTTGCCAAGCAGTGTATTCATTTCAAAACCATAGTTCCAGCTATAAATCAGATACGCAAAACGTTCTGTCATTAAGATTTTATATATAGCCTGTTTCATTGCGTCGGCACCATCTATAAATCCGCCGACGCGCCCGGTTGCGAAATCTATTGCGTAGGTATTTGACGTCATATCTTTCTGTTCGACAACTTCAATATCTTGCCCGATTGATATTTGTGCCGCGCTAGGTGTTAATGCCATAAAATCACAACCTTCCAAGGACAAGAAATTCTTGTCCGCCTTGATTCCTTAACAAAACTACCTTATCACCAACAGCAAGGCCATCCATGAATTGCTTCATAATGACAATCTGTTTTTCGCTTATGTCGAATCGATTATCGATGCGCATTACAAGCGGACTGGCCGACGTCACAATTCCAAACATAAAGGCCGCAGGCGCTCCGGCTTGGCTGGTTTGCTCTGCGACCTTTTTTATAGTGTCTAAAATTCCCATATCATACCACCTTTAATTTCAATGACATAGTTTGTTTTATGAGGTCATGGCTGGCTTCTTCGATAATAAAAAACTGTTTAATGCCAATTTCCGTAATTCCAATAAACAAGGCTCGGCCGGCTCGAACCGAAAGGTCGGAAAGGGCGCTGACTTCAAATGACCGTTTAGGACGGTTGTAAAGTTCAATCATTTTGTCACCGCGTTGCTTAATCTGCGCCTCGTTAAGGTTTTCGTTCACCTTTTCAAAGTTTTGCAGGATGCCCCAGAACTTCATATTGTTTGAATCCTGGAATATATAAACGTCGCGTTTGCCGGTGTCCTTATTATCGCGGACCAGCTTGATCTTGTTATAGGTTTCGGTGTCAATATCTGACGCGTAGGTGTAACCAGTCGCCAGACTGGAATCACCGATAAAAAGGTCCAGCTTTGAATCTGCCACGTCCGAAATTCGAAGACTTCCGAAGTCGTCCCATAGATAAAACATTTTGCCGGTATTGACCAGCGTCATATCCAGGGCTTTCAGAATGATGTCAAAAAGTGTCTGGTTATCTTCGACCATAGATGGTATAACATATCCGGTGTTTGCAAGGACACCAGTTTTAATTTGGAAATCAGCCGCTATCTTGGCTGTAATCTGATCTGCCCGTTTCCCCTCAAAGACATAGGTATCTTTATTTTTCAGGTATCGTGTCTGGTCGTAAGCTGTCACTGTGATTTCGCTTTCTTCTGACATGGACAGTTTGAACACATAACCGTAAAATAGGCCAGTTTTCCCGTCTTTAAGTGTAACTATGCCGCCATGATCCCAGACGATATCCTTGTCCGCAATAACAGTCAATTCTAAAGAAGCCGGTGAACCAGTCCGTTTAGTTGACCATTTGGCCGACGATATCAGCGACGTAATATCGTGAGCGGCGCCGGTCTTGATGTTCTGGTAGTAAATACTGATCATGGTATTATGAACACCTGCCCGGGATAAATGGTATATTTCGGATTGCCAGTTCCTTTGTTACGCTTGTCAATTATCGTTTTGTTTGCGTTATATATCTCTGGATATCGGCTTCCGTTGCCATAATACTTTCTCGCGATTACCCATAAACAGTCACCTTTGACGACTGTATGCGTTTTGGCTGCTGCTGGCTTGCCTGGACGTGCTGGTGCTTTTACCTGTGCCGGCTTAGTTGGTGCTGGCGGCATGATAATTCGTTTCGGGGAATAATCTTTCCATTCAGTCAATTTTATTTCATAATAAATATCGCCGACTTCGCGGCCTCGTTCTTCATAATCAAATGAATCAATGCCGAAACGGATATTTATATCCAAGTCTGCCCCTATAATCAGGAAGATAATCGGTTCTTCTGCGTCCCTGACTTCTTGAATAGCTTTGACATATTCCATCGGTGCCATAGGTTTCCCAGCGGTAACATATGGCGCTAAATGTGCTGGGAATAGAGATTCCCATGATACTTCGCGGAGGCCTTTCTGTCGAAGGATATTAATCTCGCCAAGTCCGATTACGGTTGTTTTATCGTTCTTGCCAGCGGTTTGGATTGAAAGCTTTTCCGGGAGGACAGGGATTTCATATTCTTTATTATTAATAATTAGGAACATATGATACATTACGAATACACTCCTTCGGCGGCTACAACAAATTCATCTTCCAGCTTTGTTTCGATTTTTCTAACGACTTCATCGACATCGACCTTTTCGCTGATTTTTGCATCAATTGCTACAGTAGGCGTCAGAGTTACGAAGTTTTGAACATATCGCATTTCAGCAACATCGCGCAGCAGTTTCAGGTCTTCTTCGGCGATATTAACATCTTCCTTGATTTTCCCTACTTCGCCGACTTTGCCAACCTTACCTACGTCTCCAACTTCCACTTTTGGAATGCCTTTTGTGAATTTCCCTGTAATATCTTGATTGGCAGCAGCCTTCTTATTAGCTGCTTCAGCCTTTGCTGCTGCGATTTCCGCTTGTCGCTGTGCTGTTGCAGCCTGAGCAGCTGTCTTCATTTGATTCAGCTTTAAATCGCGGCCTTGAATCTGGCTTTCTATTTGTGACTGATAGGCTTTCAAATCTTGTATCCTTGCCTGTTTAGCAGCTTCGGCTTCAAGCTTGGCCGTTGCCCCAAAAGTTACTTGTTCAATTAGGCTGATACTGACACCGGGGATTTTATTCAGCATGGAAATAAAACCGTTTATAATCCCTATTGCACTGTTGACCATGTTTTGAAGAATGTTCAGGACGTTTGCCTTCATGTCGCCCATGATGTTAGCGATATTGACTCCCGCAGTCATAAAAGCCAGCTGTAATTTATTCCACATATCCATGATCCAGTAAACCCCAGTCATGAATCCAATTTGAACCCAATCCCAAGCAGTCAAGATTACATTACAGGCGATCAGCCATGCTATTTGGATCCCGCCGACAGACTGAACCCATTTATAGATCATACCGATCACGATGCCGATCGCAATAGCGACCCAAAGTATAGGGTTTGTCAGCATTGAAGCAAGGAGCGCCCTGTTGGCCGCCACCTGTAACCAAGTGACAGCGGTCCATATCCCAGTAATAACCGCATATGCGGTTACAGCTGCCACAAGCCCCCAGAAGATTGGCTCAAGTGTAGACCAATTATCATATATCCACTGGGCGCCCTGTCCTATAAGCTGGATCACTGGCTGGAATGTTTGAAGAAGCGTATTCCCGATAGTAGTTGCCACCTGGCTGAACGTCATTGGCATTTCAGCAAACTTCTGGTTTATTTCGTCGGCCGTGGAGAACATAGCATTCTTGATGATATCGGCTGTGATAAGGCCTTCGGAAGACATTTCGCGCAATTCGCCGGTCGTTTTCCCCATATAGTCAGCTATTGCCTGAGCTAAAAGCGGCGCGTTTTCCATGATAGAACGAAATTCGTCGCCTTGCAGTCTCCCCGCTGCCATAGCCTGAGTAAGCTGGTACATCGCCGCAGTTTGTTCCTGAATACTGGCACCACCAATAACGAAGTTTTTGTTCATTAACTCGGTAAACGCGATCATTTCGTCATTGCTTTTAAAAGCGCTGCCGGCCAATGTGCCTAACTTTGCAACGGCATCGGCCATAGCTGTATATGAGGTTCTGGATCGGTTCGCCGCTGACAGAATTTTGTCCTGCAATTCAGCCGTAGTTTGGAGTCCATCGTTAATAAGATCTAACCGCGCAGCTGTAGAAGTCAAATTATCTGACAGGTCAATAATCTTTTTAACACTAAAAGCGGCCACGGCTGTCTTTATTATGCCGCCTAAGCCGCCCCACGCATTCTTGATTTTGTTTGCCCCGGCGCTGGCCTCGTCTTGTTTTCTGTTAAATTCATCGACATGCCGGCTGGCGTTATCGATAGCTGGCGCGCTGCGTGCGAAGTTCTTACCAGGGTCTATTTGTTCGGTCAAACGATCCGTGACCTCTAGTTCGCGGTTGGTGCGCGCGATAGTTGTGCCTATTCGGTTTAAAGCACCTGTCATTCTATCTCGAATAGATAAGCTGGTTGATATTCCGGCCACGGATAATCATCGTCCTTTCCTGTTTAAGCGTTTAGCTTTTGCAGCTTCTTTCTTTTCGTTCTCGATTTGTAAATCTATTGAAGCATAAATAAAAGCACGTTCCCGCAAAGGAAGGCTAAGGAGCGTGCTTGGTAGGATTTTTAAGCGATGGAGGGCATAATGAGCGTATACTGATTCACCATCAGCTTCTTCGCCATTATCGCCCCCCGTTATTAGTTTTTTGCTTCTTCACGTAGTTCGTTAACATCGTCTGTAAAACCGTTTATCTCCTGGATAGCCAAGAGAAGGTCGGTGTATTGACCAGGATTCAGTATCTTGTCAATCAGGTCTTCTGCGCCAATAACTCCATATTTCGCCTGAAGTTCTGCATCTTTGAAGTTAGGTTCCACGCAGCAAGCGATCACCAGGCGGTTATTATAAAGGTCGGTATCAATTTCGGTCTGTTTCTGACGCGTCTTTTTATCATATATAGTTTTTTGGCAGCTTTTCCTGATGGCTTTGTTTTCACCTTCCGTAATCGACCTGATAACGAAAGGAAATGGAAATGGTTTTATTTCTACTGTGGTCTCTACAGTAGTTTCAGATTCTTGCTCCAGCAGAAATTCCTGTAGTTTGCCCATTTATGCCCCTCCTTAAACTTTTGTGAATGGCGTCAAAATGTCGAAGTCTTCAAAGGTGAAGTCGGCGTCTTCTTCCAGCGGATCGTCGGAATCGCCGTCCAATTTTGCCAGGACGGTTGAATCCAAGTTACAGCCGATCAGAAGAACGGTCTGCTTGCCGGCGGAAGAAGCGGGGTCGTCGTTTTCAACCACCAGGTCAAAGTAAAGATCGACGCCAGTTTTCTTATATTCCGCAAGTAAATTCCTGAAAAGCGGTGTCAGGTAATACAGGGTCATGGACCCAGTCCCGTTAAGACCGGTTACCTTATGGCCGGTCATTCGCTTTCCGATAGACTTTACTTCGGACTTACTCTTTTCGATATTGGCTTCGATAGCCTTTACAAAGAACAGTTCTTCGTTATTGCCGTTAATCTTTGCGTAGGCCCTGCCTTCCTTTCCGGAAATGGTATCCGGCGCGTTCAAGGTTTTCACTTCGCTTCACTCCTTCCGTTAATTAACCGTAACGGTCATATAAAGTTTTTCCATGCTGTCGTTCGGCTGAAGCGCGCAATTAACAACGACGTCGCGCTTACCGTTACCCTGCTGGATAACAATATCAGCGCTTTCGAAATTGCTTATCGCGTCTATAGCCTGGTACTGCATGGCAAGGGACACAAGGTCAGCCTTGAACAGTTCGCGGCCTGTGTCGCTGTTGGTTACTGTTCCGATATATCTTTCGCCGAAGATTCTGGCAACGTCATTCGCCCAGCCGTCCATTACACGGACCACGCGGTTAGAAGTCCAGTCTTCAGATACACCGTCGCCGAAAGTGACAAGGCTATTGATGTCAGTCAAGACGCGGGCTTTTCCATTATCGGCATAGAAAGCGAATTCGCCGTTCTGGATAGCCGCTTCATACTGGCTTTTGGTGTATTTAATATTAACGTCGACAGCTCCGTCATAAGCGACATTGGTCAGCGATTCGTTGACTTCTGCGCCAGCAGACGCGCCAGCAACCCAGGCGACGGCTTTATCTCCTGTGATTGTGGTCCCGTCGGCCAGGATAACACCGTTTTTGACGTTAATCAGACCTATGTCGTCGCCGTCATACTGATAAAGGACCCCGACTATCTTAACGCCGTTATCGTAGCGCAAACGCTTCACGAAGGCGGCAATAAGCGCCTTAATTGTTTCGTCGGTGCCAGGGTAGCCAATCACGTTAAAGGCTTCGACCTCAATAGCGTTCAGGAAGTTCGAATAAGCCGTCCCGTCAACCGTTCCGTTAGAACCACCGGTCAAGGCGGTTGCAGAAGTGGGGGTTAAGGTTTCGGCTTCTCCGAAGGTAACAAAGTTATTGTCTTTAAGGTTTGCGGAACCGGAATCTGCGGGAACGGTTTGTCTGTCGACTTCCATAGTCCCCAGATAGGTTACAACGTCAACCTTTGTCGCGTCGTCAGCATTGGTCAGGATAGCAACCTTCAAGTCATTTCCTCTGGTGCCGCCCCATTTTGCAGTTACGGCCATTCCTCCGACCGTTGCAGAAGCCTTCTGTCCGCCAGAATTCACGCGATAAGCCAGAAGGGTTTTAGCGCGCTTCAAGGCTTCCCTGACAAGAAGAAGGGACGCGTCCGTTGGATCATAACCGAATACGTCGATCGCGGTCCTGTTAAAGTCTTCTGCTGTCACAGCAAAGACCTTGTTTTCAGGTCCCCAATTCAGTTCAAGGGGAAGGGCGACAACGCCACGCGAACCAAGCTGGGCCGCGCGTCCAGCGCTTACAAAGTTGATATAAGCGCCAGGCAAAATCTTATTCTGTACTGTAAAAGTACCTCCACCGATAGGGGCCATTTACATTCACACCTTTCTTTTGAGAAATTCGGACACAAGTTTTTCAACCTGTGCTTTGGTATAGGTTTTATCAGCGTCCAAGATCGCCATAAGAATGTCCTTCTGGTGGCTGAACGCTTTACTGTGGACCAGTTGTTCTTTAGTGAAAACAGGTTCCGCCGGCGTGGACTGTGCTGTCTTACCGGCGGCTTTCTTCTTGCTTGCCATTACTTCAATCCCTCCTTCTGGGTAAGATTTTCCATGAACTCAATAGCTTCAGGCGCCATAACGAAGTTAATATTAACGTAGAATAAGAATTGAAAAACCCCTGATTCGTCTTTCCTGGCCGTTTGACCGGTCAGGTAAAGCCGGCGCGTTTTATTCGCGCCTTCTTCGACGCCAAGGGTTTCGAAATTGTCGTACATGGTATCGGCCCAATCATTAAAGGCCATGTTGTCGTCAGATTTTAAGAAATAAAGGACTTCGATCTGACAGGATCGCGTCCTTCTCCGGTCCAGTTTCTTTTCCTGGCTTGTTTCTATAACCCCAACAAAGAAGTTTCCGTCGGCGCCTTTGGGAATTTTGTCAACGAAGACATTCCGATCCGGCCAGATTTCGATCAGCTTTGAAGCAATGGCTTCCAAGATTTTGTTAACGGTCATATTTTATTACCTCCGTTTATCCGGAACCACGCGGGGACAGCCTTTCCTGAAGTATCTGGTCAATCTTACGGGTTAGGCGGGCGTTCTGGGTGTCTTTAGTCCGTCGAATGGCCCTTAAAAGGGTAAAATGCCCGCGTACATAGCCGCCGTAAGGTCCGACGTACATTCCGCCTTCCGGATCGTTCTTCTGATAGACGAAAACATGGCCGCTCCAATGTCCAGGGACAAAGTGACTTCTGAAGCCATATTCAAGAGGCTTCGCGTAGTCCAGGTTATTATAAACGTCAATCCTGTAACGCCTGCCGGACCGTTGCGGCCTGCTTCCGTCGTGATCGTTGTTATTTTGGTGGGTCAAGGCTTTATTGCCGGCGTGGAAGTTGTTCCGATAATCACCGGTATTCACTATATCGGGGACGTCGTTTTTACAAATAAGTTTTGCCTGTTTTACTGCATAGACGCCTTCACCGATAACCAGTTCTTCCATGATGTCCGGAACTTCGTCCCTTAACTGTTCAAGCTGTTTTTGAAGGTTAATTAAGCCTTTATTGTCCACACTCACGCCAGATCACCGTCCTTGACCCTTACTTCCTGGTGTGTTGCATAAACATTCGGCCGGCCGACTACCTCAAAGTTATAAATGATCGTGCTGTCTGGGTTATCCCTTCCGAACCGTTTAAGCGCGATTTTATCCCCAGGAAGGATCGAAAGGGAAGGGGGAAAGAAGATAATGGCGTCGTAGTCGATTTTATTTTGTGCCTGCATTTGCTGGCTTTTGTCAGAACCTGAATACACAAGCGCGCAAATGCTATCAGTATAAATGTCTTCGGGAACGTGCTTCGAAATATTGTTTATCTTCTGTAGCGTCGTTCTTGAAACAGTGGCTGTGTCTTCGTAGGTCATTTCAATAGCGGCACGTTCAGCCGCTGGGTTTCCGAACATATCACCACCCCACTTTTCTAAACGCGTTTAACTGCTTTGTATATGCCTTAATGAAGTCCGCCCCGCCTGCTCCTGTTCCCGTGTTAAAATCACCGCCAACCGGCCTGAATGATGTTGTTACATCTCCACGCCTTACGGAAGTAACTTCCATATTGTTGTTCTTTTCGTTGCCGTAACCTTCGGCCCGCCACATATCGACGGCCATCCGGACCAGAAGGTTATTAAGCTGGTCCGGAATGGCTTCGTCAGGTTTCATATTGCAGTAGGTTTTAACCATGTCTGTGACGGTGTCCAGGACGAATTGAAGAAGTCCGTCCTTTTCATTGCCGGTTATACCCAGCAACATTTTCATTTTTTCAAGCATAACCAGCCACCACCTTTTTTAAGAGAAGGAGCGCTGGCCTTATTCGCCATGCGCCCCTTTAATCAAAGCAATTATTTCTGCATTCGTGGCCTTTTCTGTAACTTCAAGGCCCATCTGTTTAGCCAGGGCCAGAAGTTCAGTCTTTTTCATGTTTTCCAAAGGTTTTTCCGCGGCCTTTTCCTGGTATTCTTCATATAGTGGAGAAGCGCGAAGTTGATTTTCAACAATCGCGCTTCTCGGTTCCAGGATAGCGCCCGTTTCTTTATCCCTGAATTTCATCACCGGTCACCGCCTTTCTTACGACGCGGCGTAGGTGAAGATAAGGTCAGGAGTCAGAACTTTTGTTCCGTAATCATAGAACAAGGACACGCCGTAATCGTTGGAAAGAGGAATCTTTTCTGGTTCAGTATAGGGATAAGAAACCACGGGTTGAGCGATTGCTCCATCAATCATCAATACGGCATTCTGACCAGCAGGAAGATTGATAGAAGAATACACCCTAACGCCGTGGAACATTCCGAAAGATTCAGCTACAGTGTCTACATTCGGATTAGGAAGGGTGTCCAAAAGATTTCTGATCTTTCCGTAAAATGCTGGGGAACAAACAAGGTTCATGATTTCACGGGGAACGCCACGAACATAGTCATTTTTTACAGTTTCCAGCGTCTGAATATAGGCTTCTAAGATGTCAGCCAAGTTAGTTAACCCAGCGTCAGGAGTGAATGCAGTCCCGCCACCTTCAGCAAAAGCGGCCGCAAAAAACGCGACGTCAAGTTCGCTGGTCATTGTGCGAATGTGGTCGTCGACACGTCTTGCCATAATGCCACCCACGCCGAAGGTGTCAAGGTCAAACTTTGCGCATTCCTCGACTATTTCCTTATGCTGGTCAAGGTTTACAGTTATAGGCGGCGCAGTGATAGCGTCACCTTTTCCGGCGGCCCTTGCAGTTCCATAGTCTTTCGAAGTGCTGTTTTTAAACCTTCTGAATTCCACGGAACCAGTGGCAGGGTTGCCAGTGTACGCCTGGGATTTAAGGGCAGAAGAAAGCGTGTTCTTCTGAACGTTTTCAATTACATATCCGTAAAGTTCTTTCAATTCGGCCTTTAAGGTTCCGGAATTGATAAGGCTAATTGCGCTGGTTCTTGCCATTAGAAATCATTCCTTTCTTTTTTTGATAGGTTATGGTTGTTAAAATATCACAGGTCCGCCCTGTGAGTCGATTTTGGGAGTTGCGCCAGGTTCAGCAGGCTTTGCTCCCTTAATCTCTGGATTTTGTTCCTGCGCCCTGAATAGATAGGGTTTGGTTTCTTTAATAGGCTTGATAAGGCTTTCCAGGTCACTTTTCAGGTTTCCTGATTCGTCCACTTCGATTTTTTCAAGGTCCAGAAGCGAAATGATGTCGGCCGGATCGTGCGCCTGGCCGGAAAGGGCAAGTCTTAAAGCTGTGTTCTTCTGGATTTTCTTGATTTCTGCGGCGTGGTTGTCTTGCAGGTTCTTAATAGTGTCCTGGGCGGCTTTAACGTCGTCAGCGATCTTCGCCGGATCGCCAGAACCGCCGATCGTCTTTAATGCGTCAGCGGCGGCCTTTAATGCCTTTTCGGCGCTTGCACTTTGCGACTTCAAGGCTTCGTATTTGTCGGCCGGAACATAGGACCCGTCGTTTCCGATCACCAGATCGACGTCTTTTCCGTCTTTGCCTTTACCTTTCAGGGCTTCCTCGACCTGTTTTGTCAGGTCCTCTCCAAGAAGTTTTTTGATTGATTCATGGATCATGGTTGACATTCTCCTTTCTCCGCTGTTTTTAACGTGACTTCCACACGCTTTGCGGTCCCGTCTGTTCGCCGGAACGGGTACGGCTTATTTTGGATATGAAAAAACGCCCGTGAAGGCGTTCAATCAACAAGTTATTCGGTTACTGTAACAGCTTTATTCTTTGATTTTTTCTTCTTCGTCTTAATGCCCTGGACTTCGGCCCATTCCTCATAAGTCATGTTTTTAGGCATTTTCTTTCCGGAATTGTACCAGTCCATTTCATCATGGGGATCATATTCTATGGTCGTGGATCGGCAATTCGGGTGCATGGGCGGGAAGTTTGTCCCTGGTTTGGCTTCATCTAAAGCGAAGTTTTTCCCGTCCAGGCTTGCGCAGACTTCACTTGTCCGGCTGTCCAGGGTAGCGACGAATTCATATCGCTTCACGCCGGCGGCTCTGTAAGCGGCTTTTTCTGCTTCGTTGTGGATATGGTTTGTTTCGGTCCTGATAAGCCGTTCGGCGTTTTTATAAGATTGGCCCATTCGCGCCGATATTTCCTTCGACATGGCAACAATACCCTTGCCCTGGATAAGTCCCTGGGTCGTAACCTCCCGAAGATGAAAGAGAAGGGCCTGTTTGTTTTGCCATAGCCGGTCCGAAAACATGGCGCCAGACCAGGGATAAGAAACAACGCTTTCAATCATGCCGGCGTTTATCTTTGCGAACTCGTTAATAAAGCCGGCGCGGGCCTGTAGGTGATAGACTTTTTTATAATAGGCTTCGGTAAAGTTTTCTCCGAATTCAGCTTTCATCTGGGCGACGCCTTTAGTGAATAGGTCGTTCAGGATCATGTCTATTTGCGCGTATAAGGCTTCCAGGCGTGTTATTGAACTGCTATAGGATAAAGCGTCAAGTTGTGCCGTTAATAGGGCCTTAATGCGCGGGTCTGGTTCCTGGGCTATTTTGTTGACGTAGTCGGCCAGACTTGCTTTCCATTCCTGGAATTCTCTTTTGTTTAGAAGCCGAACGGCTTCTTCGTAGGTCAGGCCGTGTTTTGAAGCATACCGGTTATAGAAGTCGTTAACTTCCTTCCGGATTGCTCTTGCGGCTTTTTGGTATTCCTCAAACATTTTAGCCGATAGCCTGGCGCCGCGAATGTAAGATTCTTCTTCCAGGACTAAAGCGCGCCTTCTCCAATATTCCTTACTTCTCATTCTTCGTCACCGCTTCCGTCGTCTTTCTCGTCGCCTTCATTTCTCACCCCCAGGTCATTATCAAATAAGCCGCTTCCGAATTCCTCCATAGCCTTTTTCCGTTCTTCCTCAATCCTTGCCAGTTCTTCGTCCGCGTCAGTGACCCACGGGTGATTCTGTATTTGTGTCCGTTTGGAAAGAATTCCTTCGCTGACCCTGATGTTGTTAATTACTTCAGTTTCATTGACCGGCATATCGACATTAAAGATAATGTCGAACTGTTCCTTCGTAAAGTCACCCTTGCCGATAAGCTGTAAGTAAACGTCAATGAACAGCTTCAGACGCTGGAAGGTTTCTTTCAGTTCGGTTCCCAACGCGTCACAGTCAGCGTCCAGGTCCATATAACGGAAATTGATAGCGGTTCCGGAAGCGTTCCCCAGGTCTGGGTCCTTCGTGTCGACGGCCGAAGCGAAGTCGAATACGTCGCGGCGTTGCTTATCCAGGAAGGCCATAACCGCGTCAATATTAAGGTCAGCCTGTAGCTTATCAACGCCACCGTCCGAAGTTACCTTGATTGCCAGGTGTTCCTTCAGGTCCTTAATGAATTCGCCCAGATCCTGGCCGCCATAGTTCTTCAGGATATATATAAACTTCGCCACGTCGCGAAGCACGTCGGCTGTTACGGATGTCTGCCAGTTAATATCGTCGATCAGGTCTTTTACAAAGTAACACAAGGGAAGTTCTTCGTCGTTATATCTTAACCAGGCGATAGGTACTTCTTCCCAGTTATAAGCCTTATTACCGACGACAAAATGGCTTTCGGTATAGTCGTTTTCTTCGGTGCCGTATTCCTTATCGACCATGAACCTAAAGCCGCCTTCCAGACCGGTAACGAAGCGCTTGACACCGCCAGGATACCAGAATTCGGCCCGTGTGATTGTGTGTTTGCGGGTCCCGATATAAACTATCTGGTCATAGAAGCGGATAAAAGCGTCAAGTTTTGTCCGTTCAGAATCGCGCCATAAAGGGATAATCTCGGTCGAAGGAATAAGCATAAAGGCCAGCTTGCCGTCTTCGTCAAAATAAGGCTGTATCCAGGCAATACCTGATTTAATCGCGTTTTTTCCAAGACTTTTAATTTTCTTGCGGAACCTTGCGTCGAATATTTCGCCCAGCGCTTCCGCGTATGCCTTATTACTGGTGTCTACGGTCCAGGGCTTCGAAAGAAGGTAATTGACCTTTTGGTCCACCAGCTTTTTAAGGATCGGGTGTTCGATTTTACAGTTTGACCGGTTGGCGACGTCGTTCGTCTTCCTCTGGACGTCAGACCGGTTCCTGTAATACTGTTCAGCTTCGACCATGATCTTGTATTGCTCGGACGACTTGAATTCTTTTATTTCTTCACCGACTATCTGGGCCAGCGACATAGGGACCTTTTCCGGATCGGAAAGGATCATCTTTATTCGGTCCATCTCGGTTAATGCCATGCTTTACACCTCACTTCAAAATCTCGATTGCGGAACCGCGGCGAATTCTTTCAACAGAATAGCGAAGGGCGGCCATAGCGTCGTCCATGAATTCGACCGGTTCGTCTATATACAACCCCGTTGTAGGGTCCTTTTTCCACTTCCATTGTTGAATTTCTTTAAGCGTGTTCACACAGGAAGGGTGAATGTGGATTTTTCGGCCTTTCAGGAAGTCAATCTGGGCCTTAACGCTTCCTTGTTCCTTCTTAACAGGGTAGGCCCTGAAGCCGGCCTTTTGCCAGGTCCTGATCCTGTCCGGCTCGGCCGAATCGCAGAACATTTCAACCCTGGGGTCAATGTTTGCTTTGCGGGCCAGGGCGATAATTTCTTCCGTGTCCTTCTCAAAGACGTATAATTCGGACCGGATATAAATTTCGCCGTCCTTGAAGCCAATACCCAGGATCGCGTTCGCGTGATTGAAACCGAAGTCCTGACCGTAATAAACCGAATCGAAGTATTCTTTTCCGGTGGGGAAGTCGTGAACCTCGAAGTTCGTCAATATCAGACCGCCAAGTTCTCCCCATTCGCCCAGGCCATACACGCGATAACCTTCTGGGTCTTCAATCTTCCTGCGCTCCATACGCCGATAATAACCAGGGTCTATAAACCGGTTATCCTTATAAGTGGAATGGTGGGTTAAGACCTCCGGATCGGACCTATCAAAATAGCGCGCCTTTATCCAGTGGGTCGCGCTAACGGGGTTGAAGGTCATTGTTATTTGATAATATAAATTCGGGTTCAGGCCCGACAGATCACCACGAAGACGGTCGTCCAATATGTCAACGTCTTCCGCTTCAAGTTCTGTCGCTTCCTCAATCCATATCCAGGTCAGCTTCCCTTTTTTGAAGGTTATCGACTTAACCTTTTCGCGCTGTCTTTGGTCCTTAACCCCGCGGAATATGATTTTGTTTCCGGTAGTTTTGCATTCCAGGGATAAAGGGTTAAGGGTTATCTTCCAGATTTTCGGCGCGTGATTGCCGAACATTCTGTAAATGGCCGCCTGAAGTTCTGCAAAGGTACTATCGCGGTTAGTTTCCTCGACCTTACGAACAACAAGAAGGTTGGCGCCTTCATAGGCCGGATCAGATAATTTCGCGATATAGTCCTGGGCCACGTTGACCGATTTTCCGGAACCGGCAGAACCTTTTAATATACGGTAGCGGCCGCGCCACTCATTAACCGGTTTGAATATAGGGTTAAATTTTGCCTTTGTTATTACCTTAACCTTCGTCGCCGTAGTCATAGTTAATCACCACTGTAACGGGGACGTTGGATTCAGGATCGTTATTGAACATTCCCAGATGTTTACCCAGCAGTTCAAGGGCCTTCAGCTTATCACACATTCGGATTTCGCGTTCCACACCTTCGCCGGCGTCCGTTGGTATGGTTTTAACCCTTACCGAAGCAATGGCCGCGGTATCATCTTCGGACGCGTTTTCCGATAGGGTGGCACTATCGAAGTTAATCACGTCGGCCGCGTTCACAAAGGCAATTCGGGCAAGTTCACGGACCACACGATCCGCATTTATCCCAGTTCTTTTCGAACGCTCGGCCAGCGCTTCATCTACGCGCGCGCGAATGTGGGGTTTTGTCAGGTTTTCACTTCCTATGTCCCTTGCGCTGTTAGGACTGTAACCGGCCCGAATCGCGGCTTGTGTCGCGTTCAGGTCGATAAGGTATTCCTCGACAAACCGTTTTTGCTTCGCGGTTAACTTCGCCACGATTCATCACCGACCTTTCATATATTTTCACGCTGGGAAACAGAAAAAGACGCCTGTTTAAGACGTCTTCTTCGGTTTCCCTATATTAAAGGAGGGGGGACCGACCAGTCCCCAGGATAATATTACCATAGGGGTTTTTATAGGAACAATGGCGTATAACTGCATACACTTGCAATCATTTGCAATCAAATTTTAACGCATTTTTCTTCATTCGCCGGAAGCCTGTTCTTTTCAGTATGCCAGAACCTTTTGACCAGGGAAGTAATTGCGGCTTTTCTTCTTCTGGCTATAGTCGAAACGTCGACGTTAAGAATTTCGGCCGCTTCCTCATAAGTGCGTTTCGGATAATAAAGGGTAAGTAAAACACATTTTGACTTCGTGTCCAGGCTTAAAATGTTATGATAGACCGCTTCTATCTGACGCCTTCGTTCTTCAAGTGCGGCGATATTTCTTTCCGCTCTTTTTCGCCTGCGTTCAATCGCTTCGACAATGTGAACCATTTTGCCGTCCGGATCGGAAGTGGTCTGAACGCGGACGTCGTCATATTTGATTGACGGGTAGGCCCTGGCCCTTATACTTTCCAGGTCCGCTTCCAGCGCGGCGCGTTCTGCTTCGATCTGCGCGTCTATGGTCATAATCTCCTGGTCGTGGTTCTGAAGTATGTCTTCAATGTTTCTACGGATTCGTCTTTCTGCGTCCACGTCGATTCCCTCCCTTCTCCGGCCGGCCCGTTAAAAGGGGCAATCTTCGTCCATGTCCACAGGTATAAAATCACCGCTTGCGATAGCGTCTTCGACAGGACTTTCAGGCTGATTATCTCTTTTGGATTCGGCGAAGTAGACTGAATCGGCGATAACCTCGACTTCGCGGTGTTTCTTGCCGCTGTCGTCTTCCCAGGTCCGCGTTTGAATGCTTCCGACCAGGGCGATCCTGGAACCCTTCTGAAAGTAGTTCGCGCAAAATTCGGCTGTGTTGCGCCAGGCAATCACCCTTATATAGTCTGTTTTATCTCTACTGAAACGCCTGTCCACAGCCAGCGTAAAGGAACAGACCGGCGTTCCCTGTTGAGTATATCTCAATTCAGGATCACGGACAAGGCGTCCCAGAAGTTGACATTGATTCATTCGATTTCCTCCCATCTTCTAAAAGCGTTTTATTTGCCTTTTAAGGGCTTCGTTTTTGCTCGGTAATATATTTGTCGTCCTCGGTTGTTTTCGTCTCTCCTGTGGCGTCCTGTGCGCCCAGGATTGAAAATATTTCTGTGCTTATACCTGTGCTTTTCGGTTATCAAATAAAGTATTCCTGACCGATTCCAGAAGCGCCCCTGATAACTGGTTAATCTGCTGGATTTCGTTTATCATACTTTGGGTCAATCCTCCGGACCGCTTAATCTGTTCAATGGCTTCCAGACACCTTTCGCCCTTGTTGTAGTATGAAGTAACGCCCAGGGCCTGACATATCTTCGAAAGAACCCTGTCGGCCCGTTCTTCGTCTTTTTCGATATAGTCCAGGCGTTCGGCCTTTCGCCGTAGTTCATACATTTCGCTTTCAAGTTTCCGGCTTACCAAGCGTCCGATTTCCCGCATATTTGCCTTATCTTCCAGGTACATTTTGCAAAGTT